CCACCACGTCTTGCGTAGCAAGGAAAGGATTTTATTAAATGGCTGCGGTTTATTACAACTGTACAAAGAGTTACAAATAACCTAAGGCACGGCCCTGGCGCGCAACGCGCTCTACAATATCCACGACGCCACTGCCCATTGAGACTGCTTTCTCTATATTGCTCGCCCAGTCGTTTTCAGACGATGGCTTATGCATACGACAAGCTGCGTAGGCGGGGTTCGAAGGGTCGAACCGCACACGCCACTCGCAACAGACAAGCACTTGCAAATCGACTGAACCTGGGTTATATAAGAATATAGGATTGAAGCCTTCCTGGTGCAACCCGTTGTTAGAGTTCAAGGTGAAGTTCGCATCTGAAACCTGAGACAGGGATGTGAACCTCGCCAATTCACTCATGTTGTTGGGAACGCCGTCGATCTGGACACCTCTTAGAGCGAGTTTGCCAGCAGAGCACATGCGTGGGTTCGAAAACGCAACAAGGTTGTCAGCGAGAGTCTGGAAAGACTCTGAATTGTGGCCCTCCGACATGTGCACCTTGTTCTTGCAGCGACCAAGATAGACCATCCCCGCAGATGATTGCAGCGCCTCCGGATTCAGTACTTGAATGGAGAACGCAGCTGGCACCACTGAAGCTGCTTGCCAACTAGAAGTTGTCATTGAGCTAAAACAGTAGCGCCGAATACCGTTTGTGGCATTGCGCAAGCTAGTAAGCGGCGTGTTAGTGCCAAAAGCGTAGGAACTGGTCCACTGGCCGGCATCGGCGCCAGTGTCTATAGAAGGACAAAACAAAACGAGCTTTCGCTGGTCTTCTGTTGAAGGACTCCAGACGGCTGTGGTGCGTATGACCGTGTACGGCGCCACGGCACGTGGCAGAGCCAAGTGCTGTGGCGCGAAGGCGTCCCAATGGTTGAGCGAAACACCTGCCCCACCTTGCTTCTTCCTAGCCTTGGGCTTGCGCCGCTTTGGGGGCTTAGGCCTGGAGCATTGGGGGGTCGATGAGCTCGCGCCAAAGGCGACGGGCACAGTCGCACCACTGCCTTGCTTGATCCCAACAGTCAACACAGAGTCGCTCAAGCCCTTGGCATTCCTCGGGCCCCAGCGTCTCCGAACCGTCTGAGTCATTTGTAACTGTTATGTGCAGTTCTGATTCACCGCAACAGAAAAGAACACGTGTCATAACACGCGGAAAGAAATTTGATTCGTTAAATTTCACGGCTACAAGAGGGCGGACGCCATCCCGCCAGTACATTAACAAGTCAACATACTTGCTGCCAACTAAATAGCCCAGAGCAATTCTTTGTTGCACGTGCCAGAACCCTGTGCGTACTTGCCCAAATGCTTCTTGAATTTCTCTAGCGCGTCGGGGGTGTTACGAATAACACAAAGCATTGCATCAACCCTCAGGCCAAAATCGGTGCTCGAACAATTCGACAACAAATTCCAGGCCAGCTTAACAGGGCGATCATAAGAAGCCGTCTTGGAAGCTCGGTCAAAGTGATGCGAAGTGAAAGGCACCACCTTCGAACTATTAATTTCGACGTCACGGCTCTTGGTCCCAAATCTCGCAGCTAGCTCCGGGCTGAACCCTGGATCTGCGATCATATCGTCCCCGTTGCCGATAAACTTCTTAGCCCCACTAGCCTTGGCCTGGCTATGCCGATTGAACGTGTTGTCGGCTGTTGTTGAGCTCTGGCCAGAAGGGTTGACACCCTCCTTGTTGCAGCGCCAGATGTCACCTTTGTTTTCACAAACGTGCTTGTAATTCAAGTGGGCCAAGGTCATAATCATGTCCTTGACGGCAGGGTCTGTGCATGAGAGGCATCTGCGCTTAGCGTGATTGAGGTGCGCCTGCTTATCCATGGTGAAATCCCACATTGAAGCGTCACACGTCAGCAAGCACTCGTCATCGCCAAAGACTGCATCAATCGCAGCGCAGAGCTGAGCGACACCCTCATCGTGGTGGCCCATCCCCGCGGCGGAATGATGCCGGTTTCCAGCCTGGTAATGCTCGATGTCACGCGCGTTTACAGCCTTGTGCAAAAGCTTCTGCACGAAGCAATCAACGAGGGAACTAATCCAGATCATCCTGAATCTGCCCTCTTTGACTTTCTTCGGCGCATGTGGCTCCTGTTTGACTGACAACAACAAAACATCTTTCAACCCAGTCTTCACAACCGTCTCTGGCGTGTAAGCCGCAACGTCCTCAGCGTGGATAAGCATTAGGATCAAGCGACATTGCACCAAGTCAAGCAATGCGGACAGCAGCTCCGGGTCTGAAGCCCACTGCTTCTTCGACTGTCGCCGAAAGCGTGCAGAAACGCCTGCGGACGTGTCAGCCAAAGTAGCGGCTAGCCTGTACCACCCTTCAAAGCCTTGCTGTGCGTGCGACTCGATAGGTGAAGTGTCAAAATCCTTGCACCCCTCAGCCAACGCATGGTCCCAGTCTTCGGCCGTGGCAGGAGGCGAGTCAATCGTCGCAAGCTTAGCGTGAGCCTTCATGGATTTGAGAATATTTTCGCGAGTGTTCTCTGGAGTAAACCAATCCGCGTCGGAGCAGCCTAGATCTTTAATCAGGGCTTTGACAGCAGCGGTTCGTTCCTTCGACGCATCGCCTTCAGGCTTTGCCTTCTTCTTTCGGTCAGGTGTTGTCGCGGATTTGACACTGTCACTGCGATACTCCCCAACTTTGTCGAAGAAAGGTTTGCCATTCTCATCAGGAATTGAATCCTTGAAAGCTGCCCACTCTGGTTGCACGACCTCCATGTAATCCCTAAACACAGAGAAGGCGTCACTCGCGACTACGCGTGCGTGCACCGCCTTTACTCCAAGCTTAGAGACAGCTTCCTTCAAAACAGGCGCAAAGGAGAAATCCCCATTGATGACCTGTTTCTTAACGTCGGAAAAATTCAAAGCGAAGAAAGAAGGGCAAACGTATGCTTCATGGGAAGCGGGTGCGACGATCTCCTCCTTGACAGTCGAGACCTCAGCCTCCTTGTCGTCTGGGTTGAAAGACTCACCATTCTTCCGTTTTCCACTACGTTTCCCACGAGTCTTGCTCGTCACAGACTTCTCTTGCATTAGAACCTTTTCCTTTAGTTGCCTGGCCTTGGTGGCTGCACGAATCTCTCCATCACCACCTCCGTACATTTCTGAGTAGTGAGCCTCGACTTGCTCTTGGACTTTCTCCCACTTCTCCTCTTCGGAGTAGACTTCGTCTACCACGTACTTGAAGTCCTTCGGTTCCTTGTAATGCTCATGATCGTAGTCGAAAGCCTCTCCTAAAGCCGCTTTCTTAACGATCGAGTAAACTGAGTCGTAATACAACCCCTCATAACGCAAGTATGAAAAGATCATGTCGAAGTCGATCGCCACATTGTAAGAGCCAACGCACGAACCCATGCGAACATCTGGCC